TTAAAATACTATGAGCATCGTGCTTTGTTAGAAGCATTAGATACTATGGATCGCGTAAGTCCAGAGATCGTTACATTCAGCAACAATGCATGTCTAAATTGGATATTTAAATATCAAGGACAACTTAACAGTGCGCAAATTGGTGGCATGAGTGTGCAATCATTTGTTGGCAATCAGTTAGTATTGCAAAACTTGCCACCTATACCAAGTAGTGTTGTGTTATTTGAACCTAATGATTTAATACAATTAGGTAATTATCCATACCCATTTACTAGCACTACAAGAATAACAAGAGGCACAGGATCAACTGTTACAGTAACAACAAACAGACCAAACATATTAAGTGTTAACGTTGTAGGTTTAGGATTGACTGTAGGCAACAATTGTAAATTCAATATGTTCTGCCCAAACATGCCTACATATAAATTGATACCAGGTGGTTACGCAAGTAGCAATGGTGTTACAATCAATAATGCATTATTAGAATTTACAGATGACTTTGAATTGTATGAATATGTAGGTACAGCATAATGCAAAACATTCCAGCAGTTGCCAATAACAAGGCAAGTATCAAAACAGCAGAGTATGTAAAACTCATCATATACAATGAGTATAATCCTGATGATGCTGCTAATATTGTTGCAGGCACTCAATATCAAATTAAAGTCAGTGGTAGTGTTGATTGGACAAGCATTGGTGCTAGCAGTAATGCAACTGGTACAATTTTTACCAGCACAAGTAATGGTGTAGCAGGTATAGGTAGTGCGTGGGACGTTAATTTATACACTTTTAGTTCAAGTTACACTAGCGACACAATTGATGGCATTGAATATACACCATTAGGTGGATTGTTAGCAGTTGGACCTCAACAGCGTAGTTTACGTGTAACTAGTGGTGACACTAGTATACAAATTAGTGGTATTAGTGGCAATAACATTTACGCAGTTTTAGAAAGTCAAGGAAAAATACGTGGCAGTAAGTTAGAAATCACACGCGGATTTTTCAGCAACAATTATGTTTTATCAAATGCAGTTGTGCGTTTTACAGGTATTGTTACCAATTATAATATCCAAGAAGAAAGACAAGAATTAGAAGATAACTTTACAGTAACATTAGATGCAAGCAGTTATAAAACAGTATTAGAGAATCGTATAGCAGGTCGTAAAACTAATAAGAATAGTTGGCAATATTTTAATGGTTTAGATAGCGCAATGAACAACGTGAATAGTCTAGCAGGCTTTACATTTGACTTTGGTGCTGATCCAAAAACAAAGACAGTCGTGCCAGGTTATACTGGAGGCGGTATTCCAGGTGGCGGTGGTCGCATGACTGCACCAGGATCAACAAATACACAGAATCAAAAATGAACATAAGAAAAGCAAATAAATTTGATCTACCATATTTTATTCATGTAGCCAAAAAGGTACAAGATATGAGTTTTATACCTGATGATAAAAAGGTTATTGAAACTCACATGAATGTATTGTTCAACACAATATTGCATGGTGGTGGTATTGCATTGATAGCAGAAAGCGATCAACCAATCGGTATTGCAGTAGGTACTATCAATGAAAATTTGTGGGTGCCACAGATGTATATGTTGTCACAAGTCTTGTTATATGTTGATGAAGAATGGCGACATACTAAAGCAGGATATAAATTATTGCAAGCATACAATGAAGAAACAGAAAAACTAATTAATGATGGTCGCATAGAGATGAGCGTGATACATGCTAGCGAACCATTGCATGACATAGACTTTAGCCGTTTTGGTTATAAGATGTCAGAAAAGATTTGGCAGTTGGAGATTTAAAATGGGTTTCGTAGTCGCAGCAGTCAAAGTAGCAGCAGCATTTGTCGCTAAAAGTGCGATAGCAAAAACTGTTGTCAAATTGGCAGCAACAGCATTAATCAGTAAAGTTACTACAAAAGCCATCAGCAAACTAATTGCTAAACGTGATGGAGCGCAAGGACCTGCTGGTAGTGATGCAGGTGGTCGCGTACAATTACCTCCTGCTAGTGATAATAAACTTCCAATTGTATATGGTACTGCTTGGGTAGGCGGACCAATATTTGATGCTAAAATTAGCACTGATCAAAAATACATGTGGTACTGTGTAGCATTATGCGAAAAACCAGATGGTCAGTCAATTACATTTGATACTGCTAATGGTGTTTACTATGGTGGTAAAAAAGTAAACTTTGGTATAAATGGTGCAGTAGCAAGTTTGCAAACCAATAGCGATCCTGTGCAAATTGACAATAGAATGGCAAATAAAATTTATATTTGGCTATTCCAAAATGGTGCTGCAAATGCTGGATTAAACACTGGTGGATTGAATGCTATACAGATAATGAGTGATGCTAGCACTGGTGGTGGCATACCTGCAAATGAACGCTGGAACGGACCAATTTATACTTCAAATGGAGAAAGCGTAAGATTATTAAACATGGCGTTTGCTATTGTTCGTGTAGAATACAATCCAGACGCAGGTAGCACGTCACTTGATACATTGCAAATTAAAGTATCAAATAATATGGGTGGCACAGAAGGTTGCAGACCAGGCACTGCTATACTTGATTATTTGACAAATGAACGCTATGGTTGCGCGATACCATTAGAAAATGTTGATGTAACAAGTTTAACAAATTTAGATGCGTATAGTAATCAATTTATAAACTATATTGATACTAGTGGTAATCCACAAATTCAGCCATATCGTTATCGCGTAAATGGTCCATTAGATACAGGTAATCCATGCTTAACTAATTTGCAGTTCTTAGCAGATACTTGTGATAGTTGGATACAATATACAGAAACAACAGGCAAATGGCGCATTGTCCCAAACAAACCATATGTTGGTAGTTTGAATAGTTTGTACAATGTCAATGATAGTGTATTAGTTGGTGGCATACAGATTAATCCTATTGATTTAAATGACACATACAATCAAGTAGAAGTTGCATATCCAAATACAAACGTTAAGGATCAAACTGATTATCAGATTGTTGATTTGACTGATCCAACTACTGCTTGGTATCCAATATACAATGAAGTACTAAGTCCTAACGAAGCAATCAATAGATTGAATATCACATTGCCATTAGTCAATAATGCTGTGCAAGCAAAATATCTAGCAGTACGCAGATTGTTACAAAGCCGCGAAGATTTAGTTATTAGTTGTAGATTAGATTATAGTGGTATACAAATTGATGCTGGCGATGTTATTCGCGTCAATCACAATGCATATGGTTGGACTAATAAACTATTTCGCGTAAGTGGTGTAAGCGAAGTACAAGATGAAGAAGGTAATTTATACGCACAAATTGAAGCATTTGAATACAACGATGCAATTTATGCCGACAATGCTATACAAGATTTCATACCAGCAGACAACACAGGTCTAACTGATCCTAACGTAATTAGCAAACCATGCACACCTGTAGTTACACCAGAAGATGATATTGCCACACCAGTTATTGATGCATTTAAAGTAGAAAGTTGCGTACCAGATACTGGAACAATATTGTACATGGACTTTAACTATGGTAATAATAGTAATGTACAAACTCATCAATTATATCGCACAGTACAAGCAGCAGGTGGTCAGCCATTTACGAATAGCGATAGCGCAAATGGTTATTACAATACAATATCAATTACAGTCAATGATTTGGTAGCAGACACATATTATTGGAGCGTGACAGCACGTAATGATACTGCTGGTCGTTATAGTGATGGTAGTCCTGCTTATACTTGGGGCGGTGCAAACATACAGCCATATAATCCTGATACTACACGCGGTGGATTACCTCCTACAAGTTATAGACCAAATAGTATTCCTGCAAACGCTATAGCAGGTGGTGTTACTATAGCAGTACAAGAAGGTAATGTTGCTGTAATAAATGCAAATACATTAAATTTTAATTCAACTTATTTTGATGTTACTGGATCTAACGGTAAAGCAAATATTACATTTGATGGAAATTTATTAATTTCAATAGGTATAGGAGGTAATAACTTTAGTATAAGTCAAGGTAATCCTCAAGGAAATTTAGCAGGTCCATTAATACCAGTATATGCTAATGCAAATAGTACAAGAAATATTCCTTTAATTTTACCTCCTGCAACTGGTATAGCCGCTTACCCATACTATGAGGGTACTAGTAGTACTACTGCTGGTAATAGCGGATATAATTATTATTCTGCTAATAGTACAGGTGCTTGGACTCCAAGTAATGCAGCAGTATTATTAATTGCTGATGGAGAAGATAGTTGGTGGATGGTCTGCGAAGATGAATTTACACAAGGTACTGCTGCAGGTTATAAAACTTTAATCAATAATACTGGTATATCTTTTGTTGTAGATATCAATGCAAGTTTAGGATCACAACTACAAATTGTACAAGGTTATAAACTTGCTAATAATAGTTATTATCAATGTGATACTAACGCTATGGACAACTTTATTACTGTTGTTCCAGGTACGCAATATAGTTGGGAAAGAGTACAAACACAGTTAACTTCAAATGCTAATGGTTGGGCAAGTGCTATTGGTATAGCCACATTTGTTCGTAATATAGGACAAGAAGATGTTATTGTTACAAAAGGTACTATAGCCACAGCAGTTACGGGCACAATTTACTTCTAAGGTATTATATGGATATTGAAACTATAAAAAATATGAATAAAGATGAATTAATTGAATTTGCTAAAGAATTCAATATACATAAAAATTATACTTTTATTGAGTATACATCTGTGCGCGATACCATTTTAAATCAATTACAAATCTATAACATAGATGTTAATGAATTACAGCATGTACGTTCGTGTTCAACAGATAAAGTACAAACTTATATAAATAGAAGATAGGAATCAACAAAATGTCACTATTACTAAATGGCGCAAAAACAATGACGATAGCGGGCACAGAGATGCAGTGCCTAGAAATCTATACAGGGGAAGCATATACTTTTCCTATATCTTTTACTGATGCAAACGGGAATCCTGCTAACGCATTAGTACCAAATGCTTGGGCACTTACGCCCTCAGCAAAATTTTATACTGTTGCTGATGTTACTTACGTAAATGATACAGAAGTTGTATTAGGTAATTTGACATTAGCAAATCAACCAGCAGCAGGTACATATACAATAGTTGCAAATTGGACTAATGCTAATATTGGAACCGCATATCTTTATGTTGGCAACAATATCACCAATACTGCTAATGCCAATATACCTAACGTATCATTAGCAAATAGCGCAGCACCAAGTACATTAGTCATTGTAACATTACAAGTAAGTAAACAAAGTTCAGCAAACGCAAGTTTAGCAGATATCAGTAAAGAACCACTTGGCTTTATTGTAAGGTACCAATAATATGTCAGAAATAATCATAGATCAAACTGATCTAAACGTTACAATTACACCTAATACAACACAACTCAATGTGTTTACAGGTGGTTACGCCTGTGCGCAAGGCAATACTACAGAATTTCAATATAACAATGGTGGCGTATTAGCAGGAGCAAATGGTCTAACTTATAATAGCGGAAGTCAGACTACAACTGCTGCAAATCTCACAGTCACAAATAATACAGATTTAGGTTCCATTAATAACATTACAATCAGTGGTGGTAATGCTGGTGAAGTATTGACTACAGATGGTAGTGGTGGATTAAGTTTTACTGAACTTGCTAATGCTAACTTTGCTGCATATACTGGTAACGTAGTTACACCAGCACAACCTAATATTACTAGTGTAGGTAATTTGACGAATCTAACTGTTACAGGGAACGTGACAGCAACTTACTTCTTAGGTAATGGCAGTCAATTGACAGGACTCGCAGAAGGCGATGAAATTAGCAATGGTACGAGCAATGTTAGAATTGTTGGTACTAATGGTAACGTTGCCATTAGTGTAAATGGTAACTCTAACGTTTTGGTAGCAAATAGCACAGGCATTACTGTAAGTAGAGCAAACTTAGGTGCTGTTGGTAATTTAAAAATTACTGGTGGTAATAACGGATTCGTATTACAGACCGACGGTACAGGTAATTTAACTTGGACTGCAATGACAGGTAATGCAGGTAATGGTACTGTTGGTGGCAGCAATACACAAGTTCAATATAATGATGGCGGTGCATTCGGTGGCAGCGCAGGATTTACATTTAATAAAGCAAGTAATTTATTGTCAGTACCAGGTGGTATGACAGCAGTAGGTAATGTTACTGGTAATTATATTTTAGGTAATGGTAGTTTATTAACTGGTATTGTTACAAGTGCTAATTCAATAGTAAATGGAAATAGCAATATTGTTATTGATGCTAACGCAAATATAAGAGTGAGCGTTACAGGTACAGCAAATACAGTTATATTCACTACAACAGGCGTTAATGTTACAGGTACATTAAATGCTACAGGCAATGCTAATGTTGGAAATATCGGTGCAGCAAATGGTGTATTCACAAATGTAAGTGGTAATGGCAGTTCATTATCATCAATTACTGGTGGTAATGTAACTGGTCAAGTAGCAAATGCTCTAGTTGCTGGTACAGTATACACAGCAGCACAGCCAAATATTACTTCAGTAGGTACACTAACAAGTTTAGGTGTAAATGGAACTGTAACAGCAGTAGCATTCACAGCAAACACAGGTATATTTACTGGTAACGGTAGTGGCCTAAGTAGCCTAACTGGTGCAAACGTTACAGGTACGGTATCAGCAGCAACAACTGCAGGTACTGTAACAACTGCTGCTCAACCAAATATCACTAGTGTTGGTACACTATCTTCACTAAGTGTTACTGGTAACGTAGCGTGTGCTGCATTCTTTGATGCTAGCGTCAACGCAGCAGTTTCAGCAGCAGGTACAGTTCAAGGTAACGCAACTGTAATTGCAAGTGAATTCAACGTTATCAGTACAGTTGCTTCAGGTGCAGGTGTTGTTCTACCAACTGGTTTAGGTGTAAATGGCAATATAACTGCTGCTAACATTACAGCAAACACTGGAGTGTTTACTGGTAATGCAGCAGGTCTAACTAATATTCCTTCAGGTAATATTAATGGTCAAGTAGCAAACGCACTTGTAGCAGGCACAGTATATACAAATGCACAGCCTAACATCACTAGTGTAGGAACACTAAGTTCATTAGCAGTAACAGCAAATATTACTGCTGGTAATGTTTATGCTAATAGTGGAACTGTAAGAGGAAGCCTGTTAACAGGTACTTTAACAACCGCTGCTCAACC